CCGGTCGTCCGATTGGCCCCCGTCACAGGGCTCGCCCCCGGCCGCGTCACAGCCTTCGTCCGCGCCACGTCACGGCGCCCGTCCGATCACCGTCCCCAACGGTCACCTGGGGCCCGGCTTCCGTCCGCGCGGCGACGACACGGCCCGCACGAACCCCTCCCCACGGAATCCAGCCCTTAGAGGCATTTCTCATGTCGTTCACGAATTTCGGCATCGGCGATCCGATGGCCCAGAAGCTGTGGAGCAAGAAGCTCGCAGTCGAAGCCAACAAGTCCATCGACATCGACCCGCTGGTCGGCACCTCCGACGGATCCATCATCCAGGAGAAGACCGAGACCAAGAAGGGCAACGGCGACCAGGTCACCTTCGGTCTGCGCATGCAGCTCAAGGGCGACGGCTTCACCTCCGACGACGTCGCCGAGGGCAATGGCGAGCAGCTCGGCACCAACTCCGACAAGGTGACGATCGACGAGCTCGGCCACGTGGTCGGCGTGAAGTCGGACAACACCATCGACGCCCAGCGCGCGTGCCCTTCAACCTGCGTGAGCAGGCCCGCTCCGGCATCGCGACTGGTTCCAGACCCGCCGCGCGAAGATCTTCTTCGCCCACGTCTGCGGCTACACCCCGGTGAACGCGCTGCCGGGCAAGAACTCGCGGAAGTACAACGGCAACAACCTCGTCACGGCCCCGTCCACCGGTCGCATCCTGCGCCCGAAACGGCCGCGCCAACGACGCCGCCCTCGTCGCCGGCGACATCTTCACCCTCAGCCTGATCGACGCTGCGGTGGAGCTGGCGGAAGACCGGTGGCGCCGCGGGCAAGGTGATGATCCGCCCCGTCGTGGTCGACGGCCAGAAGGTCTACGTGATGTTAACCTGCAACTCCACCGCAGGTCACCTCGCTGCGGACCAACACCGCGGCCGGCCAGTGGCTCGACATCCAGAAAGGCGGCCATGGCCGGCATGCAGTCGAGCAAGAGCCCGATCTTCTCGGGCGGCGCTCGGCATGTACAACGGCGGTCGTGCTCCGCGAGGCCCAGGACGTCACCCCGGCGTCTCGGTCGACGGCACCCAGGCCGTCGCCAACACCGCCGCGCCGTCCTCCTCGGCGCCCAGGCCGCGACCGTGGCCTACGCAAGGCCGGCGGCGACGAGCGCTACCGCTGGAACGAGGGAGCTGTACGACCACAAGCGGAACCTCGAGGTCTCCGCCTGGGCGATCTGGGCCTGAAGAAGACGACCTTCAACGGCGACGACTTCGGCGTCATCACCGTCCCGACCTACGCCCGCGCCCGCCGGCTGAGCCTCCGCTGATCCAGCCTGACGGCTGACCCGGGCCGGGGCCTCGCGCTCCGGCCCCGCTCTCGTCTTCCCGCCCTTCCCCGATCCGTCTGAACAGGAGGTCCTCGTGGCCACCAACGTCCCCCCCGCGTCTCCGTCGGTGCGCGGAGTATCGCCGGCAGGAGTCGCCAGTACGTCCCGCCCTGACCGTGTCCTACGTGAACGGGCGCCTTCGTCCTGCCGGCCTCGCTCCCGGCCGGCGCGCTGATCACCCTCGCTCCTGGTGCTCGTCGAGACCGCGTTTCTCGGCCGGTGCCTCGATGCTGCTCGGCACCTCCGTCGGCGGCAACGACCTCGCCGCCGCGGCCGACACCGCCGTCACCGCGGCCGGCGTGAAGCGGCATCGACACCGCGACCCTCAAGGGCCGCCTCGCCGCCGACACGCCGATCTACGGCCACGATCGCCGGCGCCCCGGCCGCGGGCGTGGCCACGATCGTCCTGCACTACGCGCCGAACAACGACGGCTGATGTCGGCCTGGATGCTGCTGCACCTCGGCGCGGCGGTCCTGGCGGCGGAGCCCAGCGCCCGCCGTCGCCCTCGAAGACGGAGACGGTGCCCGATGCCGACACAGGACGGGCGGCCGACGCTCGCCGATCTGTACGCGGAGATCGCGGACGACATCGAGCGCGCGGACCTCGGCCCGCAGATCGCGACGGCCGTTGACCGGGCGATCCGGTTCTACCAGCCGGATCGGTTCTTCTTCAACGAAGGCTTCGTGACCTTCCAGACCATGGCGGGCGCCGACGTCTACGCGTCCGGCGACGCCAGCGACATCCCCGACCTGATGGCGATCGACAGCGCCGTCCTGCTCGACGGGGACACGCCGACGATCCTCCGGCGGATCAACGAGGCCTGGATCGAGGGGGGCGGACGAGCCGACCAGCCAGTCCCGGCCGTGCGCCTACTCGTACTTCGACCGGTCCGTCCGGTTGTGGCCGATGCCGTCCGACGCCTGGACGGTGCGGGCTCATGGCGCATTTCCGGCTGCCGGCGCCGCCCCTCGACGACGCCAACGCCTGGACCGATGAGGCCTCCAGCCTGATCGCGGCCTATGCGAAGCGGCACCTCGCCCGCAACGTGCTGCGCAATCCGGCGATGGCCCGGGATCAGGCTGAGATCATCGCCGAGGAGCTGGCCGCGCTGCGCGGCCGCTCGAACGTCATCGCCTCCACCGGCCAGGTGCAGGCCTACTATCTCTGAGGCAGCCGTGGCCGCACCGATCACCGATCTGGCGAGCCTCCAGGCCGCCGTGCTGGACTACATCGCCCGCCCGGATCTGGCGGACGCGGTGCCGGGCTTCATCGCGCTCGCCGAGAGCCACTTCAACGCGATCCTGCGCGCGCGCGAGATGGAGAGCGAGGCGAGCGGCGGTACCGCCGCGGCGCCGGTCGCCGTGATGGACCTGCCGGCCGACTTCATCGAGTGGCTGGCGGTGTCCTGGGCCGGCTCCGGCCGGACGGCGCGCCCGACCTTCGCGGAGGCCGACAGCCCGGAGGCGCGCTTCCGGCACCGCCCGGGCGGCGACCCGCAGTACTTCACGATCCGCGCCGGCAAGGTGCGCATGGTGCCGGAGAAGCCCGGCGTGGTGACGCTGGCCTATTACGCAGCGATCCCGCCGCTGACCTCCGACGCGCCGAAGAACTGGCTGCTGGCCAAGGCGCCGGACGCCTACCTCTACGCCGTCCTGGCGGAGGCCTACCTGTTCCAGAAGGATCCGGCCGCGGTCCAGGCGCATACCGGCCTGATGCTCCAGGTCCTGGCCGCGCTCGGGATCAAGGCCGACACGGCGAAGGTCGCCAAGCGCACCGGCCGCCCGGCCGAGATCCAGGCCTCGACGCAGGCCGTGGCGCGGCCCGAGTAGCATGGACCCGATCAAGCTGGCGCCGTTCGCGCCCGATAGGGCTTCGGTCGACGCCTCGGTCTCGGCGGTCGCCACGAACGTGGTGCCGCGCTCGGACGGGTACGGCCCGGTCCTGGCGCCGGTGCCGCTGTCGCTCGCCCTGCCGGCGGAGTGCCGCGGCGCCATCGCGGTGTTCTCGCCGACCTACAACTTCCCGATCTACGTGGCCGGCACGTCGAAGGGCCTGTTCGTCTACAAGACGACGGACCAAGCGTGGCACGAGGTGACGAACCCGAGCACCTCCTACAGCGTGCCGCCGGGGGACTACTGGTCCTTCGTCGTCTACGGCACCCTGCTGCTCGCCTGCTCGGCCGGCACCCCGGTGCAGAAGGCGACGATCGACGTGCTCCAGGCCGGCACGCAGCCGTTCGCGGACCTCGGCGGCAAGCCGCCCCGGGCCCGGCACATGGGCGTCGTCGGCGACTTCCTCGTGCTCGCAGGCCTGCCCGACACGCCGCAGACGGTGCGCTGGTCGAACAGCGGCAACATCGAGCAGTGGCCGCTCGGCCAGCTCGACCAGACCGGCGACGAGCAGCAGCTCCCCGACGGCGGCGCCATCACCGGCTTCGCGGGCGGCGAGTATGGCGTGATCTTCCAGGAGCGGGCGATCCGGCGCATGACGCTGAGCCCGGATTCCGGGAACGTGTTCGACTGCTCGGTGCTCGAGGAGAACCGCGGCGCAGTGGCGCCCTGGTGCATCGCCAAGGTCGGGCCGCGCATCTTCTTCCTCGACCGCGATGGCTTCTATGCCCTGGTGATCGGCGGCGGCCCGTCCACGCCGATCGGCGCCGAGCGGGTGAACCGGTTCTTCCAGGGCCGCGTCGACCCGGAGCGCGTCGGCATGACGGTGGCGTTCCGTGACCCGACCGGCGAGCGGATCCTGTTCGCCTACCGGCTCGCCGGCACCGACGCTGCGGACCCGTCCCTGCTGGGCGAGGCGCTGCTGTACGACTGGCTCCTCGACCGCTGGTCGTTCCTGGCCACCCCGCTCCGCTTCGGCATGTCGGCGGCGACGCCCGACGTGTCGATCGACAGCATCGAGGGGTCGATCGACGACCCGGCCCAGCCCTCGCTTGATGACCCGATGTACCAGGGCGGCGCGACGCTGCTCGCGGTGATGACGACCGACAACCGCCTCGCCGTGCTCGACGGGCCCGCCCTCGAGGCGGTGGTGCAGACGCCCGACGCGATGCTCGCGCGGCCGAACCGGGCCTTCCTGCGCGGAGCCCGCGTGGACACGGACGCCGACGACTGGCGTGTGGCCGTCGGCGTCCGGGAGAGCCTCGCCGCTTCCGCGCCGCCGCGCTGGCTGCCGGAGACCGCGCCGACCGTGGAGCGCATCGCGCCGACCCGCGCCTCGGGCCGCTACCACCGCGCCCGGGTGCGGATCCCGGCCGGTACGACCTGGTCCTACGTCTCGGCGATCGAGCCGGACGCGACGGCGGAGGGCTCGCGATGAACGTCCCCGGCCGGAACGAAAAGGACCTCTCCCTCTTCAGCCGCGCGATCGACGACCTCGCGCGCGGCGCGACCAACGCCATCTCGGCGGACACCTTCACCCTGGCCAACGGGGTCTCGCGCACGAAGGTGCCCTGCGAGAACTGCAGCCTGGGCGCCCTGCCGCGCTGGGTCCCGGTCACGGAATCCGCGTCGAAGGCAACGGTGTGGCTGGTCTCAGCCGACCGGGGCAGCTTCACGGTCGGGCACGATCTGAACCCGGCGACCGACCGCACCTTCCGCTTCGAGATGCGCCGGGCCTGATGCGTCTCCAGCCCCTGTCGATGCCGCTCGCGCCTGACCTCGCCGAGTGCGTCGAGGCATGCCTGGGCGCTGCCTGCGCCCTGCCCCGCTGCGACCTGACCGTGGCCGGCCTGCTGGCTTGGTGCGCGGCGGGCGAGGCCCAGCTCGTCGGGATCTTCGAGGGTGACCGGTTCGTGGCGGCGGGCGTGACGCAGGTCCGCCAGCACCGCGGCGGCCGCCTGTCCTGCTGGGTTCTGTCCCTCGGCGGACGCGCGGCGGGCCCGTGGGGCGCCGTCATCGCCGCCGTCGAGTGCGGCGCGGCCCGGCTGGGCTGCACCACCGTCGAGTTCGTCGGCCGCCGCGGCTGGGCCCGCGTGCTGCCGGACTACACCGCCGCGCCCTGCGAGCTCGGCCACCACTTCACGAAGCGCATCGGGGCCTGACATGGGCGGCGGTACCAAGACCCAGACCACGGTCCAGCAGCAGAACAACGACCCGTGGGCGCCGGCACAGCCCGCGCTCCAGGGCGTGCTCTCCGGCGCGACCGCGGCGTACAACTCGGGCGTCGGCTCGCAGGTCTACGGCGGGCAGCGCTACGCCGGCCTCGGGGACACCTCGCTCGCCGCCCTGGACAGCATCGCGGGAAGCGCCAGCGCGGGCCAGGGCGCGGCCCAGGCCGGCAACAGCTACCTGACCGGTCTCCTGCAGAACGGCGGCACCACGTCCGGCATCCAGTCCGCGCTTTCCGGCCTCGACAGCGTCGGGAAGATCGACACGTCGCGCATCTCGTCGCTCGCCGACACGATGGCCGACCCGAACAACCTCGCCTACTCGACGGCGCGGGCGCTCACCCGAGGCGACTATAACCTCTCGACCGACGGCTACACCGGCCTGCTCGGCACCCTGTCCGGCCAGACCCAGACGGAGAAGTCGCTGCAGGACGCCGCCGACGGCAAATTCCTGGGCGGCGCGAACCCGTACCTCGACGCGGTGATCGGCCGGAGCCAGGGCGAGGCGGCCTCGAAGATCGCCCAACAGATGGGCGCGGCGGGCCGCACCGGCTCGGGCCGATACGCCGCGACGATCGCCGACTCCCTCGGCGCGATCGGCACGCAGGCGCGCTACACCGACTACGACAACGAGCGCACCCGGCAGGCGCAGGCGGCCACGGCGATCGACAGCTCGCGCAACGCCCGGACCAGCCTCCAGCAGGGGCTGTATGGGAGCATCAACAACGCCGAGCAGATCAACGCCGGCCTCGCGCTGTCCGGGGCCGGGCTCTACAACGACACGAACACGACGGCGCTCGGCGGCGCGACGGCCCTGGCCGGCGTCGACAATCAGAACATCCAGAACGAGATGTCGAAGTCGAGCCTGAAGCTGTCGGCCGCCCAGGCGGACCGGGCCGCGGCGATGGCCGGGCTCGGAATGGTCGACCAGAATATCAAGAATTTGCAGGCGCCGGGCCTGACCCTGGCCGGCGTTGGTGCGGCGCTCGATGCCGATCGCCAGGGCCAGCTCGATGCCGCGCAGCAGCAGTTCGCCGAGCAGCAGGCGAGCCCGTGGAAGCAGCTTGGGCTCTACTCCGGGATCGTGGATCCGATCGCCGGTATGGGCGGCAGCATGACCGGGACGAACGTTCAGCGCACCCCGCAGCCGTCGCTCCTCCAGCAGGGTCTCGGCCTCGCCGCGGGTGTCGCCGGTCTCGGCAGCATGACCGGCGCCTTCGACAGGCAGGCACCCGGCTCGTCTGGGTGGTTGTCCGGTCTGTTCCGCTAGGAGAGCACCATGTCCGCAGGCATCGTCCCGTTCGGCGCCCTCCCGCAGTTCGCCGGCCTCTCGCCGGACGATCTCGCGCGCCTCGCCCGCTCCCAGCAGCCGGCCGCGCCCTCCCCGGTCGACGGGCTGCTGTTCGACCGCGCCGGCATGGGCGGCCAGGGCGGCTTCTCCGGCACGTCGGGGACCATCGTGCCGCCGGCCGTCGCCACGCAGCCGGAGCCCGAGGCCGAAGCGCCCGCCCCGCGCGCCATGCCGACGCCCCCGGCGCGCCCGCTGAATTTTGGCAGTCTGCCGGCCCCGGCCGCGCCCGCGGAACCCGCCCCGACGCCGGCCAGCCCCGCGCCGACGACCACGGCGAGCGTCGCGCCGTCGCCCGCCACCGCGCCGGAGCCGGCCAGCGGCGGGAGCATCTTCGGTCGCCTCGGGGACCCACGCGTCGCCAACGTGCTGCTCGGGATCAGCCAGGGGCTTCTCAGCACGAAGGGCTTCGGGCAGGGCATCGCCGCCGGCATCGGCGCGGCCTCGAAGCTGAACAAGGATCAGGCCGTCACCGACCTTGCGCAGGCCGAGTACGGGCTGAAGGCCCGGAAGGATGCGCAGGAGCAGCGCCAGCTCTCCGGGAACGCGCAGTACGTTGCGAGCAAGATCCCCGGCATCAGCCCGGAGCAGGCCCTGACACTCGGCGGCAACTCGACCTTCATGAACGAGCTGTTCAAGGGCGTCCTGCCGCCGTCCGAGCTGTACAAGCAGTACACCGATGACAAGGGGAACATCTGGAACCAGAACGCCCGCACCGGGCAGGCGACGGTCGCGCTGAAGGCGGACGACGACAAGACGGTGACCCCCGTCGCGGAGGCCGACCGGGTGGCGCTCGGCCTGCCTGCCGGCTCCTACCAGAAGGACGCCAACGGCAAGATCAGCCCCATCAACCCGACCGGGACCACGATCAACATGGGCGGCGAGAAGGCGTACGACGCCGAGGTCGGGAAGACCTACGCCAAGCAGTTCTCGGACCTGATGACCTCGGACAGGAACGCGGGGGCCAAGCTCAACTCGCTCGCCCTGATGGAGCAGCAGATGGGCCAGCCCGGCTTCTACTCGGGCTTCGGCGGCGAGCAGGTGAAGCGCGTGAACCAGCTCCTCGGCGCGCTGGGCATCAAGGATCCGAAGGCCGCTTCCGGGGCCGAGGCGGTCGCCGCCCTGTCGAACCAGGTCGCGCTCGACCAGCTCGGCGGCTCGCTCGGGGCCGGCGTGTCGAACCCGGACCGCGACTTCATCGTGGAGATCGGCCCGGGCCTCGGGAAGACGCCCGAGGGCAACAAGCAGCTCATCGGCATCTACCGCGCCATGGCGCAGCGCCAGCAGCAGGTCGGGCAGATGGCCCGCGACTATGCCAAGGCCAACGGCGGCCGGATCGACGCCGGCTTCGACGAGCAGGTCTCGCGGTTCGCGAACGAGAACCCGCTGTTCCCGGCGGCGAGCCGTGCCGCCCAGGCGCAGTCCGATGGCGTGTCCGGCCCGACGGCCGCGCCCGGCGTCGCCGCGCCGCGCACGCAGGCCGACTTCGATGCCTTGCCGAAGGGGGCGATGTATGTCGATCCTGCCGACGGCCGCCGCTACCGGAAGAACTGATCCATGGCCGGACCCCGCTTTAGCGGCACGCTCGTCGAGGATGATGCGGCGCCGGCCCCGGCCGGTCCGCGGTTCTCGGGGACGCTCGTCGAGGACGATGCTCCCGCGCAGGCGGAGGGTGGTCGCGCCCACGGCGCGCTAAACGCCTTCGCCCGCGGCGTCGTGAACGGCCTGCCGATCGTCGGCCCGTACGCGCTCGCTGGGATCGACCGCGCCGACGCGGCGGTGCGCGCCGTCCAGAACGACTCCCGGTACTCCGATGAGGTCGACGGGGCGAAGCGCTACGGCGCCGAGGTCGCGGCCGAACATCCGATCGCCGAGACCGTCGGCGAGATCGGCGGCGGCATCGTCGGGACCGCGCCGCTGGTGCTCGCCGCGCCGGCTGCGTTCGGCGCGGGGGCCGGCGGGCTGGCGGCGCGCTCGGCCGCCTCCTTCGCTAGCGGTGCTGTTCTTGGTGGTGCCGACGCCGCTGTTCGCAGCGATGGCGACGTGAACGCCGCTGGCCGCGGCGCTCTGATTGGTGCGACGCTCGGCGCTCTCGCCCCCGGTCTCGGGCAGGCCGTTGGCGCTGGAGCGAAAAAGGTCGCCGAGGTCGTCGGCATGCGCGCCGCGCCCTCCGCGGGCATGGGTGCGCCCGCCATGGAGAAGCTCGCCTCCGACGCCGCGAATGCCGGCGGGACCGGGGCGGTGCGCGTTCGCCTCGGCGAACTCGGCCCCGAAGCGATGCTGCTCGACGCCTCGCCCTCGTTCGAGGGCCGGGCCCAGGGCCTCGCCGTGCTGCCGGACACCCGGGAAGCCATCGTCGACCCGCTCCGGCGGCGTGCGGCCGGCGCCAACGCGCGCCTCGCCGCCGACGTGGATACCCATCTCGGCCCGACCCTCGACCCGGCCGCCTTCCAGGCCGAATGGCAGCGTGCCTACGGCGAGGCCGTCCCGCCGCTCTACCGCGATGCCCTCAGCCAGCCCGTGCAGGTCGATACCTCCGGCGTGCTGGAGACGATCGGGCGGCTCGGCGCGCACGAGAAGGGCGGCGCCGAGCTGGCGCTGCGCCGCGCTTGGGGGCTGCTGCACGCCGAGCAGGACGTACCGGGTCTCGGGCGCGCCGTCGTCCCGGACCGCAACCCCGAGGCGCTGCACAACACCAAGGAAGCGCTCGACGCGATGATCGCGCACGCGCAGCAACACGGGGGCAGTGGCAGCGCGGCCGCGAGCGAGATCAGGGCGCTGTCGGCCGTGCGCTCTGGCGTGAACGATGCCCTCGAAGCGCAGGTCCCTGGCTACGCCGAGGCAAACCGAACGGCGCAGAACTTCTTCCAGCAGCGCGACGCCTTCGATAACGGCCAGCGCCTGCTCAACGGCGGGCGCGAGGCGGCCCGGCCGGCGCAGGTCGCCGCCGACACCGCGGCCATGACGCCGGAGGTGCAGCAGGCGCAGCGTCTCGGCCTCCGCACCGAGGTCGACCGGCTCGTCGGCACGCAGCTCAACGACCGACTGGCGCTGCGGAAGGCGCTCATGGGTGAAGGAGACTACAACCGCGCCCGGATGGGGACCGTGTTCGGCGAGGAGCCGACCGCGGGCGTCGCCGTGGCGGTGGACCGGGAGGCCGCCTTCGACGCGGCGAACCGGCGGATCGTCGATAACAGCATGACGGCGCAGCGGGTCGCCGCCGCGGCCGACCTCGCGCCCCGTGATGTGCGCCCGTCGGCGTCCGACGCCGTGCCGGCTGTTGCCGCGGCGGTCGGCGGCGTCCAGGCGGGCCTCGCCGCGCAGGCCGCGAAGCTCGGGATCAAGGGTGCGCAGGCCGGGTTCAACGCCGCCGGCCGGGCGCGCGACATCGCCCGCAACAAGGAACTCGCCGAGGCGCTGACCCGCCGCCAGGGCGAACAGCTCGACGCCCTTCTGGAGGCGATCGGCGCCCGGCAGGCTGCGGAGCGGATGGCGGGCGGCGTCGGGCGCGCCGCGCAGATCGGGACGACGGCCGCGACGGTCTCGCAGGCGGACCGGGCGAAGGCCTATGTCCCGTTCGGATTTCTGCCGGCTCTTCGGTGATCTCGCCACGCGTACAGCGCAGCACCAATGACGAGCGAGCCCAGCCCGAGCCAGAAGCCGGCTTGGCCCACATGGTCAATCAGCCATGCATGGGCGGTCGGCACGGTCGCGTTCACGACCCACGACACCACCGCCATGGCGATGGCGAACAGGACGAGCGTGAGGAGCACTTCGGGCCAGCGGCGCATCCTGGCACGGTAGCGGAATTGCTCTGCGGATCAATTCGGCGGGCGCCACGCCAGCCTCGCGCAAGCTCGTGCAATTAACTGCACGGGTGTTCCGCGGAACACCGAGCGGGCGCGTTACAGGCGGATCGTACGGCGGATCGTCACCGACGCGGCGTTCACGCTGATGCGATAAATCTGGCGCACGCTGTGAGGCAGGCTTGCCGCACGTTGGTGGCAATTTGATATCAAGGTGCTAGATCAAGCATGTCGTTCGGGCATCGCCCGACTCAAATGCGTCCCTGCGGAAGGTTCACCGCCGCACCGCGTACGCGACGAGGCAACGATGGAACGGTTTTCGAAGGGTTTCAAAATCAAGGTCTCAGCGCGCAGCTTCGCTCGGAATTTCGCACTCGGGTTTTCGGGCCCGATGCTGCTGCTCACACCCATGCCCGGCCCGCGCGCTTTGCAGCCGGGTGAGACGGTGCGCCATGCGTGGCGCTCCGTGGGCACACATCTGAATAACGGGCTGCGTCAGGCGGTTGATGAGCGCCGATCAGCCAAGGGATGAGTCCATTCAACTGCCCGCGCAGATGCGCGGGCAGATCATCTCTGACCTCGCAAATTCGATAGAGCCGACGCTGCCGGAGGGCCTGCCGGATCGGGTCGCTGTGGCCGAGAGCGCCGCCGAGTCCGCTCTGAGCGAGATCATCGAGAAGGGTGGGATCTCCGTCGGATCAATCGAGGAAGCCTCGTTTTCGATGCTCCACGTTGGGCCGGTTCCGCCCGTTCCGATGGTGCGCGGCTACAACGACATCTACCCGGGCGCCGCTCAGACGATGTTCGAGATGGCCGTCCGCGACCAGACTGCCGTCATCGAGTCCCGGAAGGACAAGGCGGCTCGGGACGACCGCTTCCGCATCATCTCGATCGTGTTGGGATTTCTGGCGCTTTTGGCTCTGCTCGCCTTCTCGCTGGCAGCGGCCATGAACGGCCATGAGAAGGTCGCCCTCGGGATGCTCGCGCTTGGTGTCGGGGGCATCATCGCCACGTTCGTTGGCGCCCCCCACCTGCTACCCAAGCGGGCCAAATCCGAACCCGAGAAAGAGCCGGCGTCAAATGCACCGCCGGCTCAGGTCGACAAGAAGGCCGCGGACGAGCGGTAGCTCTCACGCCATCGCTAGCAGGTCGCCGACGAACGCCGGCGGTGAATAGTGCGCCGGGCGGCACGACCCGTATGGGGAGCAATCAACAACTGGCCGCCCGGCCTTCCCCTCGCGGGGATCTCGAATTGTGGGGCCGGACGGCAGCTGCCGTATGGTTGCCAATCAACAATTGGCCGCCCGGCCTCGCCGCCGTCGCGGCGTCTCGGGCTTAGGTAACGGGAGCGACGCGCGCGATGTGGGCGTCAGGGCCTTTTTGGTCGCCCCCGTCGCGCCTCCACTCGCTCCAGAGGAGCTTGAGGAAGCGCTTCTCGGTGTATCGTTGCGCTCGGTTGTGCGCGTGCGCCTTCGTCTCGACTCGATCGGCCTCGTAGACCTTCCGGGCGTCGTAGATCGCCTTGAGCGGGCCTCCTGCCTTCACGATGCAGGCGCCGACGTTCCATATCACCGAACGGCGAGCCGGGTTGTAGCCGTGATCAATGCCTTCGATGCCGCCGACCCGGCGCTGCCGGGACCCGTCTGGCATCACGGCGAGGCCGAGCCGCTTCCACAGCCGCGCGGGGTTCGCGTAGGCCTCCAGATCTCCAGCCTCGCCCACGATCGCCGCGAGGGAGAGCAGTCCGACGCCGCGTGTTGCCTCCACCCACGGAGCGACGGGTAACGCCTTGGCGAGCTTAGTGAGCCGCTTCTCGACAACCGCACGGTGCTTGGCGATGCTGTCACGGGCCTCGGTCAGCGGGAAGATCGCAGCAAGCGCGATCTCTGCGAGAGGGTGAGAGCCCTTACCGAGCGCAGCCTTGTAGATGCGCTCTGCCTCGCCCTTGTCCCCGTCCGCGGCGAGGCGGCGGCAGAGAGCCTTCGCCTGGAGGGTGAGAGCTTTCTCTGCGCGATGCCACGCCTGACGGCGCCGCCATTGCTCACGGATCTCTGCGATGGGGGCGGCGAGGTCGACACTGGCGGAATGGGTTGCGCCGATAGCATGGTCGACCTCGCCTTCGCCGGCCCGAAGGTCGGCGATCTCGAAATTCTCAGCCAGCACGGGCGACCTCCTGCAGTTCGCGCAGGCGGTCGTCGGTCAGGACTTCGCCGACCTTGGCGGTGTTGGGCATTGACTGAGCCACGAGGCGCAGCCAGCGCGCCTTCGTCGCCATGTCGTCGGACTGCGAGGCGTAGAAGTCGGCCGCGGCAGAGATCTCCTCGCGCGTCGCCTCGCCGAGCTTCCGGCCGCCGGGGAGCGGGAACATGAGGAGCGTGCCGGCGGCGAGCTGCGTGACGCGAAACGCACCAGACACCTTGGAGGGCGTGAACTTCTCGACGCGGGCCGGAGGATTCCAGACGGCCTTCCGAGCGCCTTGGCACTGGCGTCGGATCGCATCGTAGCAGGCCTGCGAGATCAGCGGCTCGGTGAGCGCGTCGCGCAACCCGCGGTTCGCGCGGACGGAGCACTCGAAGGCGGCGGTGGCGGCGCGCACGTTGCCACCAGCTTGGTCGAAGGCTTGCTTTGCGGCCTCGGCGACGAGGTCTCGCGAGGAGGCGGTCTTGGCGGCGGCGCCCATCAGACCTCTCCCTGCATCGCGAGGAGATCTCGGATCACGCCCACAGCCAGCCGGATGTTCGTGGTCGGCTGCTCGCCGAAGTCCTCGTCCCTCATCGACTCTCCATTGTGGCACCAAGAGCAGGCACGCGCCTTCACCAGCAGACCTGCAAGGGTCGTCGCGGTTGCCGCCTCAATCTGCTCCACGAAGCCAGACGTGAGGCCGCAAGCCTCCTCGTAATTCGTCTCGGTATCGGTCGTGTGCGACCCGGCAGCAGCATCATACGTGTGCCGCTCTGCCATCCAGGCTTGGTCGAGAAGCCGTCCCAGCCGAAGCAGTTCGGCGTCCGGATGGGATGTTGCCAGCGCCGAGACCGTGAGCGCCGGCGCGATGGCGATACCGCCAAGCAGGACGCGACGGTTGCTGAGAGGGGAGACGTGGGCTCGCCGTGAAGGCACAGTTTGTGCTATCTGCCGGAGCAGTCATTTCGATCTCCAGAGGGTTGAGGTGACACTGGCCTCCGGGGTGTCGCAAGCACCTTCGGGGGCCGTTCTGTTCAGGGGTTCGGGCTCTTGGCTCCGGGTTGCCCCTGATCCTTCACCTGCTGCAGCAGCCAGACGATGTGTGCGTTCGCGCTGCGAAGGTTCCGCTTGGCCTCTTCGTTGATCCACGCCCGCATGCCATCGGGCAGTCGGATCATCACCTTGTCGGACGTTCTGCTAGGGGATTGCTGGGGCACGGGCTCCTCACTTGATGGCCACTGGCCAACAATGATCCGGGTCTGACGGCGTGTCAACGCATATAGGCCAGTGGCCAGCATTTATTTTGGGCCAGTTGCCAGTATGCCGTTCGTATGGCCGACGAGTTCCCAAGCCGACTTCTCGAGAAGGTGGTTCTCCGCCTGCCGGACGGCATGCGCGACCGCCTCAAGGCTGAAGCCGAGGCGAATAAGCGGAGCATGAACGCGGAGATCGTTGCGCGTCTCGACCGCAAGCCTGGAAGAAGACGGGCAGCTTCCCAAAGCCGAGTTGGACATGTTCTACGGCATGGCCGCCGCTGTAGCCGAGCAGACAGTCACTCATATGCTGCACGTCTGGCTTAATGCCGCCGAGGAAGAGGGCGGAACGAGCCACGATCCCGTTCGGGCGCTCCGCAAATTCTTGGCCGACCGATCCCTGAGGAAATCCGGGAGCAGCCAGATCAGCCAGTCGAGCCGCGCAAGTGGTCGACGCAGGAGATCGTCGAGTTCGCCCGGCAGCTGGTGGCTGCGCAGGACGGCGAGGCGCGCCAGGAGCCGGACGCCACGAAGAAGGCCGGCTGACCTAGTCCACTGCCCTTGACCCGTCGGGCGAAACCCCCGATTAAGCCACCGTCGCCCGCGCTGCGCCCGACACCTGAAAAGGCCCGCCACGTGCGGGCCTTTTGCGTTTCAGGACCTCCCGACATGCCGACTGCCGCAGACCGCGACGCGCTGATCGCTAGCGCGCAGCGCATCGGCGCGGATCCGCTCGACTATGCGACCGTGATGTCGTTCGAGAGCGGGTTCAGCCCTTCGATCCGGGGCGGCTCGGGCAACCGGCACATCGGCCTGATCCAGTTCGGACCGACCGAGCAGCAGCAGTACGGCGCGAGCCAGGACCAGAGCTTCGCCGACCAGCTTCCCGCCGTCGAGCGCTACCTGACCGACCGCGGCTTCAAGCCCGGCATGGGGATGCTCGACCTCTACTCGACGGTGAATGCCGGCCGACCCGGGCTCTACAATCGGAGCGACACTGCGAACGGCGGCACGCCCGGCACCGTCGCCGACAAGGTCAACAATCAGATGGCCGACCATCGGGCGAAGGCCACGGCCTTCCTCGGCGGCGCCTTCTCGCCCGGCTCGGCCGCACCGCGCGCGGCGCCTTCGGCCTTTCCGGCCCGGTCGCGGCCGGCACCGAAGGGTCGGTGACGCCGGTGGGCGGCGCCGCGATGCAGTCTCCCGAGGCGGATCGCACCCTCCAGGTCGCCTCGCTGCTCCGGACGCTCACCGCCGCCGATGCGCCAGCCGCTTCCCCGGTGGCGCAGGCCGCCGCGGCGCCAGCCCCGGCCCCGATCCAGGCGCAGCCGGTCCGTCGGCAGGGCCCCGCCTTCGACGCGCAGCGCTTCTTCGCGCTGCTGCCCGGCACCAAGACCCGCTAACCTGAGGACGGCCCTATGCCCGGCGCCATCAACTGGGACGAGGCGCCCTCGGGCAACGACGTCTCGGATCCCCCGATCATCTTCAACGAGGGGCAGCCGGCGAAGACCATCAACGACGCCATGGCGCGCGCTGATGGCCTCCATGAAGCTCTGGATGCTCGACAACTCGGGTGTGAACCAGGCCTACGGGTCGGACGCCTACACGGTTCTGACTCGGCAGGGCGTGTCGGCGAAGGCGGCGTCCCAGGCGCACACGCTCAAGTTCCGAAACCACGACGACCAACCTCAATCCGTGCACGCTGAACGCCGACGGCAACACGGCGGTGCCCTGGCTGCGCTCGGATGGGACGCAGTTCGGGCCCGGCGACATCGGGCAGAACGTCGTCTGGTCGGGTGGTCTACGATCCGGACGCGAAGGTCTATCGCACCCTGTCACCGACCACGGAATCGGCCGGGAAGATCGCCGCGTTCGGCGGCCCCAACGTGCCGTCGGGCTGGGAGATCTGCGACGGCCGGCCGGTCTCGCGGGCCTCCTACGCGCCGCCCTGTTCGCCGCGATCAGCAGCCTGTGGGGCGTCGGCGACGGCTTCGCGACCTTCAACCTGCCGGATCTGCGGGGACGCAGCCTCTTCGGCCGCGAACCGCGGGCTGAACCTGCTGACCTCGGCTGGTGGCCTCGTCGGCTCGCTCGGCACGCTCGGCGGGGCCGAGACGGTGGCGATGCTGGCGACGCAGATGCCGCGGCACATGCACACCTCGACCATGTCGCCCCGCCGGCTTCTTCCAGCCAGAGATCGCAAGCGCAGGCGTACACAACCACGGCGGCACGAACATCGACGGCGCCCACGACCACACCGGCTCGACGAACCTGACCGGGAACCACGCCCACACCGGCACGAGCGACATCAGCGGCGACCCACGCCCACGTCGTGCAGTACGGCTACGGCCTGGTCAGCACCCAGACGCCGAACAACGCCCAGGTTGTCACCGGCATCAATCTGGGCTCGCCCGGCAACGGCCAGACGACCCAGAGCGGACCGCACTCGCACACACCTTCACGACGGGCGCGACCGGCAACCACGCGCACAGCTTCGCGACCGATCCGGGCGGCACGCACAGCCACGGCATCCAGAACGACGGCGGCCACGTCCACACGATCGATCCGACGCCGAACCACACCCACACGCTGGTGATCGACACGGCCGGCTCGGGCGACCCGCACCCGAACGTGCCGCCGGGCGCGG